CCAAAAATGATGCTTGAAACATATAATTTATGGATGAATAATAGAACGCAAGATTCTAATATCATTACCAAAGTAGCTGTATTAACTGAACAACAAAAGTTAGAAATTGATAGTTTTAATTTACCTAATTGTGAAGTTATAGTGGTAAATGAAAAGGTGGGAGTTAATTATGCTACATATGTTTTAACTTCAAATCTTATGGCTAATGATGAAGATATAGTATTTATTATGAGTGACGATTTTCACTGTCCTATTGGATGGGATGAATATGTAATGAATAGATTTAAAAATTGGTATGGTGCTATATTTTTAAATGATGGAAGACAAGATTTAACAAGCAAAGAACATGTTTATTTTACTTTGCCTTGTCTAACCTATGAATGTATGTTAAAATTAAATCGTATTGTATATAATCCATGTTATTTTCATTATTTTTCAGATTATGAAGCATTAGACATTTTAAAGGAATTAAATCTAATAGTTGATGATAGGGAAGAAGATAAAAATATTTTTCTACATCAATGCATCAGAGGGAATCATAGAGAAAAGGATGAATATGATAATTTGAATTTAGGTCATGAATTAGAAGACAAAACATTGTATGAAGAACGTAAAAAACTTAGTATTAATGAAAGATTACAATATGTATTATAAGAGGTATAAATGGAAAAGATTATTGAATTAAAAAAAACTATGTTAACAATGGCATATCAAGCACAAGAAGGGCATATTCCATCAGCATTTTCAATAACTGATATTTTATGGGTTCTATATGATAAAGTTAAAACTGAAAATGATTATGTTATTCTATCAAAAGGACACGCTTGTTTAGCATTATACGCTATACTTGCGGATAAAGGTTTAATTCCGAAAGAGGAAATAAATAAGTTTTGTAAGTTTAACGGTAAGTTAGGTGGGCATCCAAGACGAAATCCAGAATGGGGCATTACTGCTTCAACTGGTTCGTTAGGTCATGGATTGCCTATTTCTGTTGGATTGGCTTTATCTAAAAAAATTAAAGGTGAAGATGGTAGAGTATTTTGTATTATTGGAGATGGAGAATTTTGTGAAGGAAGTAATCAAGAAGCAATGCTTTTAGCAAGTCAACATGAACTAAGTAATTTGGTTTGCATTGTTGATTACAACCATTCCTTGGATAAATCGGTAAATGTAGATAGTATTGCTAACAAGTTTAGTGCCTATGGATGGGGTGTGAGTAATATCATTGGTCATAACCATTTTGATTTACTGAATTATTTACAAGATAATATGTCAAATGAATGGGATGAACCATTTGCTTTAGTATGTCATAACACTAAAGGTTATGGTTGCCCATCTATTGAAAATAATCCATCATGGCATCATATTAATAAACTTAGTAAAGAAGACTATGAAAGGCTTTTAGGTGAATTATATGCGTAAACAATGTTATAAGACTATTTATGAGAAGATAAAGGATGATGATAGAGTAGTTCTTATGCTAGGTGACATAGGAGTTCATGCTTTTGAAAAGGCTTTCGAAGAGTTTCCTGATAGAGTTTATAATATGGGTATTGCTGAACAAAATATCATTGGAATGTCAGCAGGAATGGCTATGAATGGGTTGATACCTATCGCATATACTATAAGTCCTTTTCTAATAGAACGTGCGTTCGAACAAATTAAACTTGATTTAGGGTATCAAAATTTAGGAGTTAACCTAATCGGGATAGGAGCATCTTGTGACTACGCTAGTTTAGGGGCTTCTCATTATTGTCCAGCAGATGTATCTATATTAAAACAAATACCGTGTCTGGAAATCGTTGTATCTGGAACTGCTCATGAGTTCGAACAACTGTTTGAACAAAGCTATAATAATGGAAACCCAACATATTACCGACTAACCGACAACCCACATGGTCACTTTTATGATGTTGAATTTGGTAAGGCTAATGTGATTCGCCAAGGCAAAGACGCAACATTGGTTGTCGTTGGTAGTATGTTAGATGTTATTATGGACGCAACAAAGGATATGGATGTAACTATTTTGTACTATACAACTTTAAGTCCATTTGACTATAAGACTTTACACGAAAATATTAATAGTAAAATTATTTTATGTGAACCATATTATAATGGAGGTATTTTATTTGATATTGTTAAAACTATTAATATCCCTGTTCAATATGGATTTATTGGCATACCTCATAAATTCCAAACTCACTATGGAACATATCAAGAACATATGGATTCTATGGGATTAAATACAAAATCAATCAATGAATATTTGAGGTGGTTTATCAATGTTTAATTTATTAGAGAACGATGCTAGGCAAGTATTGAGTCATGTAGATTTAGGTTATTTTGAAGGTAAATCAGTTTTGATAACAGGAGCATCAGGATTAATAGGTATAAATTTATTATCTGTTTTCAAATTATATATGAAAATTACTGGTTGCAATATTAATTGTAAAGCATTGATTAAAAGCGAACCAGAAAGTTATTTCATTGATTTATGTAACAAATATATTGACTGGCGATGTTTTGATTTAGCAAACAATGATATTAGTAATAGTTTAGATTCGTATGACGTTATTATTCATCTTGCCACCTATGGGCAACCTTCAAAGTTTATTAATGATAAACTTTCTACAATAAAATTAAATACTGGTGTTGTTATTAATTTGTTTCATTTATTAAAGCCTAAAGGTAAATTTTTATATTTAAGTTCTAGTGAAGTATATAGTGGGTTAGAAGGTATGCATAGTGAGGATGAAATTGGAACTACAGATTATAGCCATCCAAGAGCCTGTTATATTGAATCAAAAAAGTTTGGTGAAACAATATGTAAACTTTATAAAGATATGGATATTGATGTTAAAGTTGTTAGGCTTGGTTTAGGTTATGGTATGGGAGTAAAGAGTAATGACAATCGTGTTTTAAACGAATTAATTATGCAAGGATTAATGTGTGCAGAAATATCATTGCGTGATAAAGGAGAAGCATTACGTTCATATATCTATATTACTGATGTAGTAGAGTCAATGTTAAATATATTGTTATTTGGAAAAGAGTTTATATATAACATAGGTGGCAATGAAACTATATCAATTAAACAACTTGCTGAACTTATTGGAGATAAATTAAACAAACCTGTTAAAATTCCAACAAGTACAACAGAAGATTATCAGACTGGTTCGCCAAAATGCGTATTGCTTTATACAGCAAAATATTTAGATGAATTTTATGGTAGAGAATTAATTAAGATTAATGATGGAATAGATAAGGTTATTGAATGGTATTCAACTATGTTTCATGGAGGATTTTAAGTATGATTGATATAAATAATTTACCAACAATTACTATTGGATGCCCAATTGCAAATAGAGCATATTTAATAGACAGATTTTTAGATGCTATATATAATTTAGAATATCCAAAAGAAAAAATTAAATTATTTTTTCTAATTAATAATTGTAACGATGGTACAGATTCAACAATTAAGAAATTTAGAATTCGAAACGAAAAACAATATCTAGCGATTAATATTGAGACATATAAAATGAAGTTTAAAGCAGACAAACGTGTAGCAGGATATAGAAATGAAATATATACAAGACTAGCAGAACTTAGAAACTATATGAAGTTTAAAATTGATACTGATTATTTTTTAAGCTTAGATAGCGATATAATGATTCAATCAAACACATTAATTGAATTGTTAAATACACAAAAAGACATAATTGCGTCTGTTATTAATAATGACCATATTTTAAGACCATATTCACAATATCCAAATATAAGAACGAATTTATTGATTGATAGTCCAAAAGGCATTACACATTATTTAGATTTTCCACTTGATTCTGTTGTGGAAGTTGATTATACTGGCGCAGTATATTTATTATCCAAAGCAGTTTGTGAAAATAAAAATATAAAGTATGAGTTTGATGTACAAGGTGAAGACATACCTTTTAGTTATAATGCTAGAAAAGAAGGATATAAACTCTATGCCCACACAGGACTATGGCAATATCATATTATGTGTGAATATCAAAATTATTGCATAGAAAATAAATGCCAAAACCCTTGTGTATTTTATGGTGGTAATAAAATTTATAGATATAAATATCATGATAATGAAACCTACCCAAATTTATTAAAATGTCCACATCTTGTCGAAGGGGAAACATCATTATTGAAAAATCAATAACGCTCAAAGCGTTATTTTTTTAATTAAATTAAATGGAGGAATTTAAGGTGGCTAAAAAAGTAATCAAAGAACAAATCGAGGAAATTAAGGAAGTTCATGTTGACATTAATGTAGATGTTGATGTTGAAAATGTAGTAGAGGAATTAGAGCCATTAACATTAAAGGAAAACGAGGTTTATATTCATGGTAAAGGATTAATGGTTATCAAACCAACCAAGTTAAAGTATTTTAAAGATAATAGTTATAATAATTATATGGTATTTAAAACAATTGGAGTTCATGAAGTGCTAAAGTATGGTGATGGTGAAGACATTATTAAGTCATTTTTATCCGCTGTATTTGATGTTCATCCAGAAACAATTGATTATATTGATAATATGAGTATTAAAAATATATTAGATATTGTAGATATAGCCAATAAAATTAATGATATTAAAGACTCTGATTTTTTAAAGCAAGCGACATTACTGGAGGTGAATCCAGAGGTATAACTATTAAACGTGGTTATGCATTAGTCGCATTGCATTGTGGTTATACAGAATATGAAATTGGAGAAACTACCTTCTTATTTTATAAGGATATTATTGAAGAGATTGCAATTCAATTAAATTACAATTCAGTAGTACATTTGCTAAGTAGAGATTATGCTGATGAAGAAGTTTTAAAATTTGTTGATACTTGCAATCCATTGAAGCTTGATTTAAATGAAACATCAAATAAAAATTCAAACAAAAATTCACCAAAAGTTACAATGAAATCTTTAAAGAATACAGGACTAATTTAAATTATAGGCATTGATTAATCAATGCCTATTTATTTTGGATAAAAGGAGTGAATGAAATGGGAAAAAAATCTGATTCGTCAGGTATAAATGATAAATTGATAGCAAATTTAAAGCTAGGATTAACTGATTTAGAACAAGATGTTATTCAAGCAAATAAATTATTAGGCGAGATTAATCAAGGAAAAGATACAATAAACTTAAACCTAAAAATAGGAGATATAAAAGCTAGTGTATTTTCTGAAATTGTTGATATGTTGAAAAAAGTTGAAACTACTTTTGACCAAGCTAGTGCAAAAGCAAATAAATTTGCACAATCTACTCAACAAGCAGGTGCAAGTTTAAAAGAAGCAATGAATAATGCAAATGCAGGTAACGCACCTCAACTTATTAATCGAAGCATTACAACAACTAAAGATAATACAATAGAGAGTTCTACTTATGTAGATTCCGAAGGTAGAAAAATAAAAATAATTGCTAATGCAAAAAACGATGAAAGAACCAAAACTGTTGAATTAAAAAATGCAACTACTGAATTCAATAGAGCATTAAATACTGTTAATGCAACATATTCTGAATCAGAAAGAAAACAAAAAAATAATATACAAAACATTAAAGCTACAATTGCTGAAATGGAAAGATTAAAATCACATTATAATCCTGCTGATAATGAGTATATTAAACTTGATAACGCTCAAAGATTATATGAGAATAAATTAGAAACAGCAAGAAAAGCACAAATTCAAGCACCATTAAGTCAAGCCACAACTGCATATAATATGTTAAGCCCAGAAGAACGTCAAAATCCTGCTAATTTATCAGCTTTAATAACTGCACATGAAGAAGTTATTAAAGAATTACAAAAAGAAGGTTTTGAAACTGTTGCTTTATCTAATAAATATAAATCATTGCAAGATAGATATGATAAATTAACTGCTTCTATGCAAAAAATGTCTAAAGAAGAAGAGATAATTTACAAAAATAATAAAAATTTAGAAGGATTAATAACTTCATATAAAACTGGTGATATAACCCCACAACAGTTTTTAGGAGCAAGTCAAGATTTTGCCAAAGGTACTGAAACAGGAAATTTAATAAGCGACCAAAATAGAATTAATTTACGTCAACAAGAAGCAATGGCAATAAATAAAGTAAAGATGGAAGAAGAAGCTTTAAGGAGAGAAAGAGAGCGTCAAGATTATGCACCTATTAAACAAGCAATTAATTCATATAATAGCTTAGATGCATCATTATCAAAATCTCCTGCTCATATGAAAGAGATAATAAATCAATATGATAAAATGTTGGTGAAATATAAAGACGATTTAGATATGACTACAAAATTGACTAAAGAAAGAAAAGTTTGGTCTGATGAAATGAATAGGTCAACTAAATCAGCTACAGAAGCACTTGAAAAAATGAATAAATCAACAAAATCAGGATTATTTTCAACTAATGGTCTTTTAGGGTCTGGTGATGCTAGAGCAAATTTTGCAGATAAATTCACAAATAGTTTATCATATATGGTATCAGGTTCAATTATTGGTGGATTTACTACTGGATTATTTGCAGGAATTCAAGCTATGAAAGATTATGAACAAGGATTAATAGATTTAAGTAGAACTATGAATAATGTGACTCAAAAAGATTTAAAAATGTTAGGCGAATATGCTATTAATACTTCTAAAGAATTTGGATTACCATTAAAAGAAATTCAATCTGCAATGACTGAACTTGCCAGAGCAGGTATTGATACTCCTGCTAATTTAAAGACATTAACAAGTACAGTAGCACTTGGTTTAAATACAACTGAAATTAAAGATGCTTCAACCATGACAGCATATTTGGTTAGTACTATTAAGCAATTAGGATTAGAATATAAAGACTCTATGGAAATTTTAGATAAATGGAATTATCTTGCTGATAAGTATGCCGTAAAAGCAGATGATTTTGCAAAAGCAATACAAAAAAGTGGTTCAGCAAGTAAACAATTAGGAGCAGATTTAGATTTAATAAATGCTATGGTAGTTGTGCTTGGTGAAAGAACACAGGCTTCTGGTGAAGAAATTGGTAATGCTATTAAATCTTTAGAAAATCATATTTTACGACCAGAGACAGTTAAAACACTAGAAGGTTATGGAATTGTTTTTCAAAAAAACGCACAGCAATATAATGACTTTAGAGATATAATTACGCAAGTGAATACAGCTTTAAATACCTTTGAGGAAAATTCCATTGATGCAAATACTATTCTCGATGCAATTGGCGGTGCATGGCGTAAAAACTGGGTATCAATATTGGCAGAAAATTGGAACGAAGTTAAGAAAATTGAATCTGATGCTAAAAATATTTTAGGTTATTCTGCAAATGAAAACGTAAAAGTTATGGAAACTTTTAGTAAAAAACTTGAAGTATTAAAATCTACTGCATCTGAAATGGCAGTATCATTTGCTAATTCTGGATTATTACCTATTTTAAAAGATGGCGTTGATTTACTTAAATATATAGTAGAACAATTTACTAAACTACCAACCTCTGCAAAAAGTTTTTTAGTTAATATTGCAGAAGTATTTTTAATTATAAAAGGTATAGGATTAGCGTTAAGAAGTATAGGTGTTCCTGCATTACATACAATGTTTAATTCAGGACTATCAACACTTTTGCTTAGTTTAAATAAAACAAAATTAGAAATTAATGGAATTACCAAAGGTTTGGAATATTTGGAATTACAATTTAAAAAAGGAAATATAGAAGGTTCAAATAATTATTTATTAATGAGAGAACAATTAAATCAAGGTAAATCCGTAACAACAACAGAGGTTGGTCTAAAAAATTCGAAAACACAGCAAGAAGCTTTAAATATAGCTCAAAAAGAAAGTGCTAAAAATTCATTATTATTTAGTGTTGGATGGACAATAGCCATTACTGTAGTTATAGGAGCATTAACCGCTTTATTAATGTCGTGGAAAAGCCAAAAGGAATTGCAAGATAAGACCATTGAATCACTTCAAGCAGGTATTACAAAGTCTATAGACGCAACTAATGAACTAAGAGAAAATACAAAATATTATGAAGAAAATTATGATAAAATTAATACAAATATTGAAATTAGAAATAGGATGTTAGAAATTCAATCGCAATTAAAAGGAACGTATGGGGAAGAAGCAAAATCATTAGATTTAATAAATGGAAAATACAATGAAACTTCGAAATTATTAACAGATATAAATAATAAACAAGTTGAAAATGAACTTAAATCAAAAAAAGCCATAGCAGATTTTTATTTAAATCAAGAAAGAACTAAACCAGTTGTCAAACAAAAAACGAATTTGCTAGATGTAGATACATGGGGAGCTTTATGGGGAGATGCTAAATATGAGGTTGTTCCACAAAAGTCTTTAGAAAAACCTTCTATTATTGACTATATTAATGACCCATTATTATTATTTGGGAGTAAATATAAACCAAGTCAATATACTGATAAACCAGCTAATAAGATTACGCTAACAGATGAATTAAAAGCAGTTGATGATATATTGTTAGCAATTGGTACTCGTGATTTATCAATTTTTGATAAACCTATTATGGAAAAACTTTCAATTGAAATACCCAAAACTGAAACAGAATGGGTTAATTTAATTACTGTTGTTAAACAATATCGTGAAGAAATTTCCAAGCAACAAATAGCCGTAGATAATGCAATGATTCAACAGCAAGCAACCATTCGTCAACAAATTATAAGTGAAAATAATATGACTGGGATACAACAAAATCTATGGACAGAATTACTTGGTAAAACTGATATTCCAGATATTAATTCTTATAAGATAGTAGCTGAACAAGTTGCAAGTATTATGAATCAGTTTGACCCAACTAAAATAGAATTTACAATAAATGCTTTAAAAGAAATCCCTGCACTTAAAGGTATAGATTTTGACCAATTCTTTGATAAAGAGAAACTTATTGCATTACAAAAAGCCTTAACATATACCAAAAAAGAATTAGACGCTATTAAAGCATTACAAGATAAAATTCAAACACAGCAAAAATATATAGATTTAGCAGATAAAGCCGCAAAAGAATTGGAAACAGGTGGAAAATTAAAAAGAGAAACACAATTTGATATTATTAATGAACGTGGTGATTTAGCAGGAATTATTAATGATAAAAATGCATTAACTGTTGAATTAAAAAAAATGAAAGATACTGCATTAAAAGACCAACAAGACTTAGTTAATAAACAATTAGAAATTAATATAGAATATTATAATAAATCTGTTAAAGGTAATAAGGCTTTATGGCAAAAAGTCAGCGAAGCTTATCCAGAAGACGCAAAAAAGTTTTTAACTATTGCTCAATTAAAAGCACGAATAGATACAAAATTAAGAGAATTTTTGGGTAAAGAATGGCAAAAATTTTATAATAAAGATGGAACAGTTAGTGATGAATATATTGATAAGTTAAAGAAAATGTCTGATGCATGGTCAAGTATGGCAAAAGAAAATCCAGAAAATAAATATATACAAGGTATAGCAAATAATTTAACAAAACAGTATGAAGTAGCTAAAGAATCAGCAGATATAATTAAAGGAATACCAAAAGTAACTTTTAATGTCAACACTGATGATGCAAAAACACTTGCTGTTCAAGAAAAGATTTTTATGGATAGATATATTCAATTAAATGCATTAAAAAATGGGTTACAAAGTAAAGTTGATTTAAATACATCTAAACTTGAAAATGCTACAATAACTGAAAAAAACATTTTACTTCAAGACCAAATTAATCTATATCAACATTTACAAAATAATACTCATGATTTTGCGGAAGAATATCGTAGAGAACGTGCTACGTTAGAACCTGATTTACAAAATTTTGGGTTTAAATTAGTAGGTGAAGGTGATAGTAAATATATTGCTAATTTAAATGAAGTAATTAGTAAGCAAACAGATTATGTTAATTCATTAAGAACAAGCACAGATACTACCGCATATAATAATGCTAAAAAAATACTAGATGAAATGATTAGAGTTTCTAGTAGATTTTTTGATATACAATCCAAAGAAATACCTGCTCAACAGAAAGCGTGGTTTGATTATGCAAATACCTTAAAACAATTCGCTGTAACAGCTAAAATGGTATGGATTGATTATTTATTAGAAGCATCTGAAAAAGCACAATCATATATTGATTGGCAACTTGAAATGACAGGAAATAATGTTGAAAAACAAAATGAAATTAAACGATTAAAACGTAAACAATTAGAAAATGATATTACTAATCAAATTAATCAATTGAATATGTTAATAGATACTACAGATAAAGCCAGACAATCTGATGCTGAATTTATCAAAGGTAGGGATAATTTAAGCAAAACATTAGAAGGAAATTTAACTAAATTATCAGCAATGAACGATGAAATGTCAAATAGTTATACAAATACCTTAAATTCAACAGAACAAAAAATCATTGATATGATTAATAAAGGTATAGAATTAGAAAAGAAAGCGTTAACTGACAAATTAACTGCATATAAAGAATATGTATCAAAAATATTAGATGAACAAGATAAATTAAATGCAGAGCAAGATTATGCTAAACGATTAACTACTGAAAAAAATAAAGCATTAGATTTGCAACGTAAAATAAACGCCATAGCATATGATTCAAGTATAGAAGGATTTCAAAAACGTGCTGAATTAACTAAAGCGTATAATGAACAACAAGATGCTATAGCAACGCTAGAGAATGAACGTAGAAGACAAATATCTAAAGATAATTTAAATGCAGGAGTAACATATGAAGAGGATGTTACAAATAAAGCATTGTTGAGTTTTGATACAACATATACTGAATTAGAAAAAAAAAATATGGCTTATCGTGCATTAATCAATAAAGATTTTAGTGAAATTCAAAATAAACTTCCTATATTGTTTAAAGAGTTAGGGACTGAAACTACAAACTTTTTTACTGTATTTGAATCATATGAAAAGAAATTTGGTAGTTGGATTGGAAATTTTGCAGATGATTTTAACAATAATGTATTACCAAATATAAAAGAATCAATTAGAGTTGTCAATGAAGCAATTGATAGAATGAAAGACCCATATGATTGGGCAAGAGAACAAAGTGCAAACGCTACAAACTCAAAAGGTCAAACTAAACCCAATCCATTAATTGAAGAAGGAAAAAAAGCTGTTGCGAAAGCAGAAGAAAATAATATTCAAATAACTGCGAAACCAGTGGCATCCGTAAGAGAATTAGATTTAGCCAGAAACTATATTAAAAATAGACAGAATACATATTATGATAATATGGGTAATCCAGAATATCAAGCACAACTTAATAGAGAAGCGCAAGCAATGAGAGATAAATATGGATTACAATGGGAAGATTTACGCAATTATGAATCTATCTATGCTACATTTGATGGTGGAATTAATAAAGGATTAGCAACTAAAACTGGTAAATATTTGCTTCATGGAACACCTGAGAATCCAGAATGGGTTTTGACTAACCAACAGATGTTTAGTCTAGTTAAAAACCTTGGTAATAATTTATCTTTAGGTGCATCAACTACTGGTAGTGGTGGTGGAATAGGTGATATTAATCTATCTATTAATGTTGAAGGTAACGCAGATAAAAATACTGTAAATGGAATTACAAACGCAGGAAAAGCTATCGTGACTGAAATGAAGAAAGAACTGAACAAATTAGGTATATTCAAATAGGGTTTAGAGGGCTAAAATGCCCTCTAAAATCATTTTAATATGGAAGAGAGGGATATTATATTGATTTCAACTAAATTTACTTATAACGGCATTACAAGCGATTCCATGGGGGTATATTTAGTAAGGACGAGTAGTGGCATTATCACTAGACCATATGTTCCTGCTAGAACTGTTAGAGAAGACTATCCATCACAAGCACAACAACCATATTTTTTTGGAACACAAATTAATGCATTTACAATATCATTAACATTTTCAACATTAGATAATACAATGACTGATAGCAAATTAAAAACACTTGCTAGTTGGTTATTCCAGAATGACTATAAACCATTTATTAGTGATGATAATCCTAATGTTATACATTATTTAATGCAAATAGGTGAAGTGAAATTTGAAACAAATGGAAATAGAGAAGGTTATTTTACTGCTGAATTTAGAAGTAAATTTCCATTTGCATTAACCACAGAAGCTACACCAACTTATAATTTAACAAATAATAATACTACAACAACTATTACTTTAAATAATGAATCTAATGTATATGAACACTATAATCCTACTTATCGATTTGTGGTTAGCTCTACACCAACATCTACAGCAACACCTACTTTACTAATAAAAAATCTATTAGATAACAATAGAGAACAAGCTTTTTATTCTCTTAATATAGGAGAAACGCTTTTTGTTGACAATAATAAATGTTTAATATTATCAAGTACAGGGGAATATCGTTATGGGAATATGACAGGTAATTGGCTGAGATTAATACAAGGGAACAATTCCTTACAAATTACTGGAAAAGGAACTCTTACCTTCACGACTCAATTTCCGATATTCACTTAATTAAGGGGGTAAAAGGATGTTAGGTGATATAGTATCAGGAAAAAAGTTTCGTTATGAGTTATATTTATGTAAACCTTATGGTAATTTTAATAATAATCAGCCTGTACATGAAAAAATAGGTTGTCTTACTAAATGTGCAATAATCACTAATATAAAAAAAGTAATTAAGAATATTGACGAATTAGAGTTTTATATAAATCTAAATTGGGATGATAGAGACGATAATATAAATGAGTATTTCGATTTAGTTAATGCAGGATGTTATGTATTACTAGAATCATATTCTGAGAATACTTTAATAGAAGAAAAATATTTTTACATATATGAAGCAGAACTAAGTGGTGGAGAGAAAAATTTTAAAACAGTTAAATGTTATTCAAAAGAATATCAATGGAATAAGATTAAAATAAGACAATTCCAAGAAACTGACGAATTTAGAGCATCAAGAAGAATTTGGACAGATAGTACGTTTAATCCTTCTACTCCCACAGCAGGTGGAATTATGGATTATATTATACAAGTTAAGCTGTTAAATACTTGGGATGTTACATATGTTAGTCCTTCAATTGCTGATAAATATAGAACCTTTGATATTTCTGAACAAAGTTTAATAGAAGCAGTACATTATATTGAATCATTATATAATTGTATTTTCTTTTTTAATACAACAAATAATACAATACAGATTAAAACATATGACGAACTTCCAACTCAAACTGGTTTAATTATTACAGGAAAAAATTATTTAAAAAGTATTCAAGAACAAATTAAAGTAAATGATATAGTAACTAGAATATATGCTACTGGTATTAATGATATTACGTTACATTATGCTAGTATTACAGGACAAGGATATATAGATAATTTTACATTTTTTAGAACACCATTATATATGAGTTCATCATTAAGAACTGCATTAGATAATTTAGATATATTAATTGAATCTAAACGTGGTGATTTCCAAGCATTACAAGCATCATTATTAGCAAAACAAGATGAAAAATTAATATTAGAATATCAACTATATGACTTACAAACATTTGGTTTAACTATATCGCAAAATGAAGATGTTTGTTTAAGAGGTTCAACCCCTACATCACAAACTCATTTTACTGTTGAAGGTCATAATTATGATTATTGGCATCAAATATGGTTGCAAAATCAAACTGATGTGTCTAATAAACAAAAACAAATAAATGCTAAACAATTAGAAATTAATAGTGTTCAAAACTCTATGCAGATTTTATCCAATACTTTATCGTATGCATCAAATTTGAACACTACTCAATTACAAGAATTATTACAGTTTATTAATGAAGAAACTATATCGTGTCAAACAGAAAGTCCTACTGAATTATTTAATTTTGCAGAAGATGTTTTGAATTTAAAATCTCAACCACCATTAGAATTCACAATTGATATGGTTGATATATTTGATAACAATGAAGCACAACATGTTTGGGATAAATTAACATTAGGTTCATTAGTAGCATTAGAATTTGATGATTTAAATATTAAAATCACACCTAGAATTGTTGAATATAGTCATAATCCAAGTAGCAATACACTAAATGTAACTGTTTCAAATAAACCATATTTTGAAGATGATGTTAATTTTATAAGTAATCTAATAGCCTTTAGTAGAAGTACATCTACAACTATTAATTATGAAAGACCTTCATACTTAGAATATGTTAATGCTAAAGCTAATATTATCACTACATCTACAACTATTAGTACTACAAATCAAGATATACAAGTTGGTGATGGTTCTGTTATTACAAACAGAGGTTATTATTTAAGGGATGTATTAAATGCAAATGGTCAAATGAGGATTTTAGGAGATAGAATTTTATTTACTAAAACTAATTGGGATATTGAGGATAATATATCAACAGCAATTACATCAGAAGGGATTTATTGTACTAAGTTTTTTACTGTAACTAATACAGATGGTAGTGTTAAAATTGATTCAAATACAATTTTAATTACCAATATGAGTTTAAATTTACAAACTACGAATGGTAAAAATAGAATCATTATTGACCCAACAAATGGAATTAAAGTACAGAAAAATGATGCTGATGTATTCTATGTCAATTCAAGTGGTGATTTATATTTAAAAAATGCATACTTTCAAAATAGTGATGCTTCGATTAGTATTTCACCAAGCATGATTAGCGTTGATAATGGTAAAATAGAAATCAAATCTGGTGGGCGAAGCACCATATTAGATGCTTATGGTATTGATACGAAGTTTATTAAATCATTTAAAAATATGATTTATAATTCATCGTTTGAAGTGTTTCCACCATCAGGAGTACCATATTTTTGGACTGTATCTGGTACATCAGCGGTTATTAAAGGCACATCATTTTTTGGTTCATATTCATTGAATTTAAAAGCTGGTGAAAGTGTATTAACTTCTGGATATACAATTAATCCACAATGGTATAATGATGTTTCTACGTCAACTAGAGTAGCTTTTTATAAAAAAGGTGGTTCAGTTAAGGTTGAAGTGTTAAATGGTGTTAATTATGTTACTATTTATAATGCTGAAACACCATCAGGTGCAACTCACTTAGATTATGTATATACTACTAACTGGAACGCAAATAGATGTAATTTATATTTTCCGCATGGTGCAATCACAAGTTTGCAATTAAAAATAACTAATACAGATACAGTATCAGCATATATAGATGCAGTTTCATTAGAACCTGATGTTACAGGTAAATGGGCATCATTTTATACTGATGGTGTTAATTCTGTATCAGCTAACTTTGGAGAAACAGGTCAAGCATTAGACTTATATATAAATGATGTTGCGCCTCCTGCACCTGTTCATGGTACAATGTGGATTGATACAAATCAAGAAGTATCTAATCTGTTGATGGGTGATGCGGAAAAAAGTAAATTAGCTGGAATAGCTGATAGTGCTACTAAAACAGAAGGTACATCAACCAATGGTTATATTAAAATAAATGGAACTGAAACTAAGGTATATGAACATCCATCATCACATTCAGCAGATATGATTACTCAAACACCAAGTTATAGATTTGTTACTGATTCAGAAAAATCAACTTGGAATGCTAAAGCTAGTACAGCAGTAGCAACACAATCTACAAATGGATTAATGAGTTCTACTGATAAAACTAAGTTAGATGGATTGTCAAACAATCCTACATCATCGACACCTGTTTGGGGTGCGATTGTAGGTAATATAAATAATCAGACAGATTTAATGTCAATATTAAATAATAAGGCTAGTACACCTGTAGCAACTACAAGTGTTAATGGTTTAATGAGTTCCACAGATAAAACTAGACTAGATTATTTATATAATAATCAGGCATCAAGTACACCAACAAATTTAATACTTGATGGTGATTCATTAGAATTCACAATTGATGGTTTGAGATTTAATATGGATTCAACCATTGTTAAAACATCAATTAGTGCTACACCAACAAATAATTCATTATTAACTGAAAAGGCTGTTGCTGATGCAATTAATAATATTGTTATACCTGAAACTTCGGCTACACCAAATAATTTAACAGTTAATAATTTTAATATTAATGCTATAGCAACATCAATAAGCGCAACTCCTGTTGATACTAAACTTGCTACTGAAAAGGCTGTATCAGACGCTATTAATAATATAGTTATTTCAGAAGGAACATCAAGTACACCAATTGCAGGAAACGCAATTGATATTACTAATAATGTTATTGATGTTAAATACGATGATGTGTCAATTGGATTAAATAATAGCAATAAGTTATTTGT